GCAAACCTCATGCCGCGAACAAGTCCTACATTCATGTGATACTGATCAAGCGGAACGCCGTCAGACAGCCGCTCGACAACCGCATCAATCTCATCAGAGATTGATTTAACCGCAAGATCAATCGCGTCTGTTTCCCGTGACATTCACGCCTCGCCCCGAAGCCAAGTCCTTTGCGGTCTTGGTGGCCATGTTGATTTCCGCAAGGCGCTCCCTAGTCTGGTTGTTCGCCACAACTTCAGCCGCCCTCACGCCGATGTCGGCACCCTTGCGCTTGTTCTCGGCAACGATACGTTCCTTCTGAACCTCGATGTTCATGATGTTGCGCTCGCGCTCAAGTGCAAGCTTCTGCGCTTCAACCTTTTCGTCAAGCGCAAGACGACGCTCCTTCAATTGCAGTTCCTTCATCTGCATCTGAATAACCGGGTCTTGGGCTTTCTGCGCATTTTCCTGAGCCTGAGCTTCAGCGACGTTCTTCTGTAGAAGGATGTCTGCGGCTTCAGCCGCCATGCGGGAAACTTCGCGCTCAATATCTTCTGGCAGCGGGGATTCAGGGTCAGGCAATGCGACACCAAGGTTCTTCTCGATCTGACGACGATATTCAAACGCGACATGCTCGGTGACGTGTGACGCCATTGCCGCCTGAATTGCCGACGCAAACGGAGACTGTCCGACAAGCTGCATGATTTTCGGGTCTTGTGCAGCAGCGAGATGGGTGCGGATATGCGCTTCATGGTCCTGATACTGGAATGCCTTCACAGGCTCCTGCTTGAGGATGGCCATGTTTTCCGTCACAGGGTCCATCGGCTTGATGTCTTCTGGAAGCTTGATGATGTCGCTGGCATCCTGAATGCCGAGAACGCCCAGCATCTGCCTGTGCAACTTTCCCATATCGTATAGCTGCGGCGCTCCCTGCGCCAGTTGCAGGGCTGCCTGATACTGCATGATCCGCTGCGACATGGTTGCGGCGTTCGGATCAGAGACCGGAATGACATCGACGCGACCGTCAAAGTCCTCCCTGCGGGAATGTTCCCCGCTTACGTTGTAGCTGTATTCTTCAGGCATGTAGTCATAGATGACTCGCGCGATCAGGCGAAGCTCGCCCTTCAGGGAGGCATGCAATCTTGCCTGAACGCCTGACATCACTTTCATGGAACGCTCCATGAGGGCGAGCGTAGTCCCCACCGGGGCTTGCTGAGATACGTTCCCTATGTCGATGTCAGCAACAGAACCTATCCTGCGTGCCTCTTCGGTTATATCCATAAGAAGCTGGTGAAGGACCGTGGAAGGCTCCTTGTATGGAAGGAACGTGATCTGGTCACGAATGGTTCCTGCGCCGACATCCACATCCCTGAATTCACCGGGATAGAACGGGGCATTGTCACCCTTGATCCGCAGCCCCTTGGCCTTCAGACCGGCAGGCAAGTTGGCCAGTGTCCCGGCGTCTATAAGCTGTCGCAGAATGGCCGTTGCCGATTCGGTAAGACCGCCGAGCATGTGAATAAGGCCCATGCCGTAGAAACCCATGCCCGGAAGGTAGCGGTAATGGACGAAGTGCATACGCTTCAGTTTCTTCTGGTCGTCCTTATACCAGTTGCGCCTTATCGCCAGAACCTTGCGGGACGACTTCTCAACAGTCACCACATACGGGCGCGAAAGCCCGTCAGGGTCGGCAAACTGCCCTTCTGGCTGCAAGTTCATATGAACTTCTAGGATCGTGTGCCTGTCATCATCCGTTAGAGACGGACTTTCGCCAGACATCTCGTTGTATTTTTCCTGAATATCACTCCATTCCGCAGTCGGTGCCGGAAGATCGAGGTCGCGGTAGAAGCCTGAAAACATGAGGGCGTCAAGCTCATCCTTTGTCTTCTTCATCCGGTGTGTATAGCGTTCGGCACGCTTCAGATCGGAGGCCCCGTAATTGACAACGAAATCCTCCACAGGAACGAACATCGCTACCGGCACTTCGCAGATCGGATCATAATAGACTTTCTTGAATGCAGAACCTGCCAGTGCCAGACGAAACAGAAGCATCTCCATCTCGTCCCGGTATTCCGGCATTACCTCGGTCATGAGGTAATTCATCTCCGTCTCAACGCGCTCAGCCTGATCCATGATGTCTGTCGTCATGGAACCTATGATTTTTGTTCTGACAGGGCCTGAAGGCGGGAATATCTCGCCCATCGCCTGAGCCTGAAACCTGACAACGCTCTCGGTCAGAATAGGGTGGAACACACCGGAAGCACCCGGCCACGGCTCCGTCCTGTCCTCGATCTTCATTCCCATCAGGTCAAGGCCGCGAATGTATGCCTTTGCCCATTCCCTGCGAGAACGAACGTCAATCTCGAAGCCGTCGATTGCATCGGATGCTATCTGGTCAAGCTCTCGCTCATCCATGAATTCCGCCAGATTGGCATCATGATCAGCTTCTGCCGGAACCTTTTCATCACCGAACGAAACTATGCCTTCGTCATCGTCGCTGACAATCTCGACTTCCACCGGATCAGCCGCGAAGACATCATCCTCGTCAGGTGTCGCAAGCGGGCGCTCCATCGCCATGACTCAGCCTTTCAGTAATATTTCTTAACAGGACGATACTCCGGTTCGTCGTCATAGTCATCACCTGAAGTTCCGATGTATCCACCTTGACGAAAGCGCAGCAATGCCTGTGTCGTGCTGTCAACGAAATCGTCGTCCTTGCCTGCCGGAAATGCGGCGCATTCCTCCATGACCTCGCGCGCCCATGCCGTTGGCGGTGCCCAGACAAAACCGGATGCAAAGATGTCTGTAACCGCGTTAACCCTGACGATCTTGTCGTTCCCCCGAGTTGGCATGAAGGCAGACACCGGGATGCCCATTGATCGCAATTCAAACAGCAATGGGGCACCGGACGCACGTCTTTCGATGATGACCTGATCCGGCGTATATTTCTGGTAGAGTTGCTTTGCCTTTGCTTTCAGTTCCGGGAACTCCCATTTCCCGCGCTCAGCGTCCAGAAGGATCAGGTTGTGCTGCATTCTGCCGGTCGTGTCTGGATGCTCGAATATTCCCCATGTCGTGCATGCGCTGTAGTTCGCTCGCTCTGTCTGTTCGATGGCCGTATCCCAAGATTGCAGGATGGCAACGCACTCTGGCATCTGTCTGTCCCATACTCGCCACCATTCCCTTTTGATCAGCGCGCCCTCTTCCGATGTAGGATGCTGTTGATACTGTGCGTTCCACTTGCTGATGGGAATGTCGCGCTTGATGTCGTTAAGCGCGGCAAGCGACCAGAATTCAGGCCACAGGGCATTACCTGACGGCAGGATTGCAGGAAGCTCTATTACCTCCCATTCGTCCAGTGCATCGTTTTCAGCCGCGTGGTCGATGATCTGCCCTGTCAGGTCTCGGAGCGACCAGCGAGTCATGACGATAATTATGGCCCCATTCGGCTGAAGACGCTGGCGCGGGCCGGACGTATACCACTTGTAAACCTTGTCATAGACAGCCGGATTCCACTCTCCCAGTGTGGCCTCCTGTTCGTTGTGAGGATCGTCAATTACCAGAATATCCGCGCCCTTACCTGCCACCGCACCATCCACGCCCACCGCAAAGTATGTGCCCCGCTTGTTGGTGTTCCAACGCCCTGCTGCCTTGTTGTCAGGGGCAAGTTCGACGCCGTTGAATATCCTCTGGTAGTCCTCGCTGCCGATCAGGTTCCTGACATTCCTACCGAAGTCCTTTGCCAGTTCTGCGGTATGCGAAGCCTGAATGACCTTCTTGTCAGGGAATTTACCCAAAAACCACGCGGGGAATAGAAATGATGCGAATTCAGACTTTGTGTTGTGGGTGACCATGAACCCATGCCCGGCAAGAAACAGGCCGTCCTCCCGGTCAACCTCGATGCACTGGACCGGAACACTGCCCACTCTTTCAAGGGAGATATACCGCCGCACTTTCTTGATGTGCCCGGTGGCACGTTCCCGTTTTCTTTTCAGGGTGCCGACGCCAGAGGCATAGAACCCTATCCTATACGTCTCGCCGTAATCCCTTCCATTGAAGACGGCCCTAGAGACGGACACGCCGTTCTTCATGCCGAGCGACCAAAGCAACTCCCTGATTTGATCGCGGAGAACCGGAGATGATGTCGCCACGAAGCACTGGCGGCCCTTGGTGACATTACCGTCCGTGTCCATGAGGCCGTCAAGCAGGGCAAGGCGATCTTCCACCGAGGCCATTAGATACTGCGCCGGGATATGCTTGTTTGCCAGAACCCCCATGTCGCGGAGAATGACCTTCACGCCCTTCATTCCGAAGGTCATCGGGTCTTTCCGAACAGTGGTAGTAACGCCCGCTGCGTTTATCCTGTCGATGACCTCCGCCTGATCTGGCGGCGACATGGTGATCGTTGTGTCATAGCTTGACCCATCGCCCAGCCATACGCCGAACGTGTATGGATCAAGCGGCAGCGATGCCTTCTCGTAATCTACAGGCTCGTAATCCGGCAACCATGCTCTTCGCCCTGCCCTTCGGCGATACAGTTCTCCAGCCGTCCAGTTCCTGAACGAAGGTCGCTTTCTGCACACCGCAGCATTCCAAAGGTGACCCTCGTCGCAAACTACCGACGCCCCATCGTCCGTGGTCACGCGGAAGCAATCTCGCCCGTGGTGAACTTCGGACTTCCCGACAACCTTGGTCGGCTTCCCGTCTGGGCCGTAAACACTATCCCCCACGCTGAGAGACGCCATCGTCTTCCAGCCCCTCGTCGTCATGATCGGGGTATCGAGGGCGAGGCAGTGACGTGGCGGCATATTTATGATGACGCGCTTCAATTCGCCACGCGCTACGCGCTCAAAGGCATCCGCCATCTTCTTGTGGTGTGCGCCCTCGATGAAGGCGGGCCACATGCGCCTGACAAACGGCATGAAGCTCTCCCTTGCAGCTTCATCCTGTTTCCTGCTCTGGATTTCAAGAAGAAGTTCGATAGCCGCCGCTCTCTGATCCACGGGAAGAGCGGCCAGTTTCTGAAGAAGCTCGCCATCGGCTATGCTGAAAGACACGCGGTAATCCCTGAATTGTTCATGTGAACTTTTCACATGATAGCAATTCCATTTTTTTCTACAACATTGACTTTACAATACTATATGGTATGATCGTTCATGCAGCAGATGAGGCCATATTTGACCTGTATGTCACGCAGATGGCCAAGGACATGGCATCTGGAATGGAGATAAGGTGAAGCATCCGATATACACAGGTGATAAAAAAATGCGATCAGAAAAAAATGAACTGTTCCCCGGAGCGCATATCATCCCATACGGGATGTCCCGGAACGATAGCGTGCGCTATGCCGTGTGCAGAACAGGGTCGGCAAAGATGCTGAAGAGCTTCGAAAACGAAGAAGACGCCATTGCCTTCGCCGGGACCATCGCGCCAATCGCATATATTCACAGCATTGCCGGAAAGATCGTCAGGCGGATCGGTCTATCTTCCATCTAGAATACAGTCGCATCCCCCTGAAGTTCGTGCCTCGATAGAGCTTCCACCATTCAGGGTGATGCTTTCTGAATTCCACCCACAATTCTGGCGGCATGTTTCCCTTCAATTCGTTGCAAGCTCTGCATGCGAAGACGATACGGTTTCCTCCGTCTGCCTGTGCAATCACATGATCCCGCGTCTTTGCCAGAACGCCCGGCCCGCCCATTGGCGTCATGTGTCTTCCGCACCAGTAACATCTGTCCTTGTCGTTCTGTTTTCTCTTCTGATCACGAAATCTCATGGCGTCCTTTCCTTGTCTGGTGCCACCGGCAGGATTTGAACCTGCGCCCCCTCCATTATGAGTGGATCGCTCTATCCGCTGAGCTACGGTGGCTATGGTGTCCACGGCAGGATTCGAACCTGCAACCTTGAGATTAGAAGTCTCCTGCTCTTTCCAGTTGAGCTACGCAGACTTTCATTGCATGCCGCAGCCTGCGGCGATACCGTCTCTTGATCCTGTTCCTTTCTCCCGCCTTGAACGTGATGACGCGCCGCCAGCCTGTCAGGGCATCGAATTCGTCACCGCCATTCAGGCACACTCGCCATTGCGAGGCGCTCGATGTAGTCCAGAATGTTTTCATCTCCATCCTCCCCACCCAATATTGCCGGGGTAGGTATCTTTTCCGAGCGCGTCAGCCTCCTGCTGATTATGGCCTCTATGAATTCAACGGTGCGATCCGTCTCGGTTTCACACATTCGCGCGGTCCTTGACGAAATATCCCACGAGCATGGCGGCAACGCCCCCTGCAAGCATGGACATGGCTGGTCCGGCTAGGGTCGGATACAGATCGGACATGACCTGACCCCAAACCTCGGTAGCGGCTGGGCCTACAAGGGTGGCCACCATGAGCTTGTTCGTGGGCATGGCAGTGGGTTGATTGACGAGTGGCATGGCATGGCTCCTGCGCAAGGTGACATCATCATATCATCTCCCGTCCATGTTTCACGTGAAACATGCGGGATGATGACAACATGATCACCATCCCGCACGGAACCAATGGTCAAGCGGAACCCCACCGGCTCTAATAAAAACATAGCATAATCATATGCTTATGTCAAGGTAAAAGAAAATTCACATGAACAAAAAGAGCGCCAGC